TTTAAATTTGCCACATCCACATTTGATAGGGCATTGCCTGTGCCTTCTGCATCAAATGTTTTGTTGGTCAATGTCAATGTGTCGCTGGCTATGTTGGCATCTTGTGCATCAACATATGCTTTGACTGATTGCTGTGATGGTACTTTGGTTGCACTGTCAGATGCCATATTGTCTTCATCAACAAGTGCGTTGGTTATCCTAGCATCTGCTCTGGCATCCGTGAAATATAAATTTGAAGATCCTTCTGTAATCTCGTCTGTGTTGTCTTTGGTCTGTATCTGTGCATCAACGTATGTCTTGATCGCCTTGGCTGATGCTAGAGTGGTGTCCGTGCCAGCCACTGAACTGATGTCTGTGTCTAGTACACCTGATTTAAGATTGTCAACTTCTATGTTTGAAATTGTGTTGTTGTCTGCGTCTATGCTCTTGTTTGTCAGTGTTGTAGAACTTGACGCTGTAAGGTATGTTGATAAATCAGGACCAGTTAGGGTCAGTGTGTCACCACTTACTGCCGCTGAAATGTTCTGTGTGCCTGCTATCTTGAATGTTTCGTTTTGACTTACTGTTGTTCCTGAAGAATCATCACCAACGAAAGTTATGCCTGCTGTGTCACCATCTGAAGCATAGGCAAGGCTTTGCCAGTTGCTGGAACCGTCACCTATCTTGAATCTGTTTGTGTCTGACTCCCAACCAAACTCACCCTGTGCTAGTGTGGGGTTGTTGGATGTCCAATCTGCGGCTGTGTCTCTTCTTAATTGAATCTGTGTTGGCATTATGTTGCGTCTCCTCCGTTTATGCTTGTAAGTCCACCATATGTGCTGGCGGCATCTCCACCGTCAATATTTATTGCGGCGTCTGCCGTGGAGTTTATAGTCACAGTTGAACCTGATGTTGAAGTTGTGACCCCTGTGCCACCTTTGACGATTATGGTATCGCCTTGTGAAATGTTCTGTGTGGTTGAATCATCCGCTTGTATGCCAAAAGTGGCATCACGAAGATTGATCAGTGTTGAGTCAATATCTTCAAAACTTAGAGCGGCACCTTTGTTGAGATTATTACTTGATATGGTACTTGTAGATTGTCCTCTTGTGACAATAGCGGCCTTTGTTGGCATCCAGGATCTCCTTTGTAATTACAATGATATTTATTTGTTAAACGGTAGAGTTGTCGCTTACATATCTCCAATTGGAACCATTCCAGTAGGCTGGTTTGTAAGAATTATCTCTCACACATACCATTAGTCCAGGTGTGTACACTGTTGGCATTCCAGAAGAATTGTACGAGGCCAGACCAACCATACAACCTTCGTCTGCTCCGCCAATATTGATAGTGAATGGTCTCCTGCCTGTGGCCGTCTGTGCGTCCTGTCCATAGACGGTGAAATCATCCACTGCACCTCCTTGGTGATTGAAATCTACGTTTTGTCCTATACGCATAAAGTTTCCAATGTCAGTGCCTGAAGCACCTGTCGTTGAAACTTGTAAAGATGTGAAAATACTGGCACTGGTCGTTGTGTTTGGTACTGCAACCTGAAGGTCGCCATTGGCATCTACGGTTATAGTGGCATTTGGAAAATTAACCTGTGTGTCTGCGTTGACTGTGTGTTGTGTTGAATCATCCGCCCGTAGCCTCCAACCCTGATCTCGCAGACCAATAAAATTTCCATCCAACTCTGCGTTTGTGAGTCCTGAATTTTTTGGTATGTTTTCTGTTGAGTTGGCTGTTGTACCTGATCTCGTGACTAGTTTTGCTTTTGGCATTGGCAATCTCCGTTGTTGTTATTTACTCCAATCAAACAGACGCCTGTCTGGTGCGTCTTCTTCCTTGAGTCTCTGCCTGATGGCCTCTTTGACCATCATCATCATACGCCAGATGTGATAGTTGTTGCTACCCTTCTTGAATTTGTCTGTTTTCTGTCTCACAAAGAACGGATCTCGCTCCTGCAGTTCCTCCAACCAGTCATCCCAGTCAGTTGAGGTGTAGTCTGGATGCTGTTGTGCCCAATAGATCAGATAGAACAGGCTCTCAACGGTCATTGAGTCAACCTGTCGCCATATGTACTTGTCATCCCTCACACTCTTGCCGTACAGTTTGTCGTGTTCTCCAAATCTTTCAAAGATGTCAGCCACCTGCTCCTGTGCTGGTGTGTAATTACTGCTCATTTCTCCTCCTTCTCTTGATGAAGTCGCCATTTTTGTCCCTGGGCCTTGGCCTACGCATCGCGGTGTCTCTCTGCATAAGTTTCACATTGTCCATCTGCCAACCTTTCAGTGTGTTGATCCTCACAAGATTGATGTGTGTGTCCTGAAGTTCAGTCTCGCCGTTTTCATCTGCCTTGTTCCTGCCCCAAGTGCCTTCGCACTCGTCAAATAACTGCACATACTGGTCCCAGGTTATCTTCCAGGGTTGGCACCAGTACTTGGCCTGGCATCTGGCCCTGAGGAACCTACGCCTGTGTTCACGCAGGTGTGCTGGGAACAGCCAACGGTGTGGTTGTTCACCCATATCCTTGTACTTCTCTGTCATCCTGCGACTCATCTCTGCACGCCTCTCGTCAGTCCAGCCGTTCCTGGGGTCGCCTTTCAGTCCCTTGTTCCAGGGCGTATTTCCTGTCTTGAATGGCATTTCATCTCCTTTGTTGTTTATAGTATTTATTATAATATAAACAAGGCAAGGCTGTCAATGGTTTATTGCAGGATTTTATCTAATGCCGTGTGCTTGTGCCTCTGCCACCTGTTCAGCCAATCTCGCCAATTCCTCCTGGGTTGGTCCTGAAAGGCCTTCATTGAGTGTGTAGTATTGGTAATCGTCTTCAACCAACCAGTCACTGAAATCGTAGTTGACTGGGTGGTGCTGGTCCAACACATACACCGCATCAGAGATCCACAGTGGTGAGTAGTCTATGAACTGGCCCCTGGTCTTGTTCCAGTAGTGTTTGAGCACCAGTGCGTCAGCGGTGGGCCTCAATGAAAGATGATCGCACGGTTGTATCACATAACCCTGCACCATAGTGGTGGCTGGTATGTCCGTGCAGGCCTGTCTGGCCACTGAATAACACTTGCCTATCTTTGCACCTGGATGTATTTGTGGTGCCATCCACACATCAACCAGTTTGGTTTTGTGCTTGAAGTGTATCCGCTTGGCTATGTTTTTCAGTTTCATTTTATTTGCTTTTGTTCTGGTAGTATTCGCGTGGACACTGGCCCCGCTTGTATCTCTTGCGGATCATTTCTTTGCTTACACCAAACTCACGAGCCATCTGTCCCATTGACACGCCATATCGCTGTCCAAATTCAAATTTGATGTTGTACAGCGCCTGTGGCATAGCAGAACGTGGTGGTGGTGGCCCTATGAAGTATTTCCAATTTATATTCTTCAGTGGCTGACCTGTGTTGACATTAAGGCCCTGTTGTCTACGCTCGTCTGCGAGTCGTCTATATCTGCGTATCTGAGCACGCCTCGTGTTTTGATAGTTCTTCTTGGCCTGCTCTGCTGTGGGAACATACTCCTGTTTGGCGAATTCGTGAATTTCTGCTTCTTCTAACCAAAGTTCTTGTTTGTTTGTTTTGTTTGTGCTCATATTTAATTATAGCACATATTATAATTGTGTCAACCAGGTGTTTTTGCGAAGATTTTTTTTGCGTTCAGCAAAAATTTGCGCCTAGTCTGAATTGGATGGACGGCCATCAGATATTGGCCACAACAGTGAAGGCCGTCCCCCACAATTATACGACAGACTGACCGCTGTGTCAACTCCCCTATGATTTGGATATTTTTATAATTGAACTAGGGCACCACGCCAGCCTAGATTCAGGGGACGCCTATGATATGGAGCACCTGGCGTCCCCACTACCATTATACTACGACCTCCCTAGTGTGTCAACCTACTGTCTCTTCTGCTTCAGCGCCTTGAGACGATGCATTATCTCCCAGTGCATCTCCATTTGGTACAATGCCTCTATGTCTCGCCTCACTCCCTGCGTCGTGATGTTGCCTTGTGCATCAGTGAAACGGGGCAACACTTCTGCTCGTGCTGACAACACGATCGCATCCACTTCTGCCTCACTCAATCGCAACTCCTTGAACATCTGCCGTGCCTCGTCCGTGAAAGGCACGATAAGCCTCTGTCTATGCTGTGGCATCTTCAATTTGTATCATACCAGGCTCCAGTCTCATACCCTCCACGATGTCTGTGCCTATTGCCTCCGCGTGTTGCTTGTCCTTGGCAGCCACTTTGAATTCAAGTTCAAAGTCACCTATCACGTTGCTGTGCATCACATTACAGATATATGTGTATGTGTTCATATTGTTTCTCTTTCTTCGTTAGTGTTGTTAATAAAGCAACAGCACACACAGAGCAAACGAAACTCCACATATGAAATAGAGCAAAAGGTCCCTAACGCATTCATATGTTTGTGTGTGCCT